TCAAATACATTTTCGTCTTTTGTTTTATTTGCCAATGCATAACTACTTACATTACTTTCAAAAAAGTTTGCTTTTGATTCAATTGATATTAATTCCATCCATTCAAAAGGATTGATTACATTATATATTTTATCATATCCCAATTGAATTAATAAACGATCTGCAATAAATTGAATATATTGGGTCATTAATAGAGAATTCATACCAATCAAACGACACGGTAATGCTTCACATATAAAATCACTTTCTATTTCAACTGCTTCCTTAATAATCTCTTCAACTTTTTCTTTAGACAATTTATGAATTAACTTTTTATAAATTAATACAGCAAATTCAGCGTGTAATGCTTCATCTCTAGAAATCAATTCGTTAGAAAATGTTAATCCAGGCATTAATCCTCTTTTTTTCAACCAATAAATAGAACAAAATGCTCCTGAAAACATGATTCCTTCCACACATGCAAATGCAATCAATCTTATAGCAAAACTACTTTCTTTATCGTGAATCCATTTTTGTGCCCAATCTGCCTTCTTTTTTATGCAAGGAAAATTAGCAATTCCTTCAAATAATTTATTTTTCTCTACATTATCCTTAATATATGTATCAATTAATAAACTATATGTTTCACTATGAATATTTTCCATTGCTATTTGAAATCCATAAAATGCTCTTGCTTCTGCAACTTGTATATCATTCATAAATCTTACTGCCAAGTTTTCCAATACAATTCCATCACTTGCAGCAAAAAATGCCAATATAGTAGAGATAAAATATTTTTCTTCATTTGTCAATTTCATTTCCCAATGATTAAAATCTTTTGATAAATCTATTTCTTCTGCTCTCCAAAAACTATCCACTTGTTTTTTATACATTTCCCAAATATCTTCATGTTCAATAGGAAACATTACTAATCGTTTATCATTTGGAATAAGAATGGGTTCAGACATTACTTATATATATAATAGTATATATTTATATTAATATAATAAAGAAATAACAATCATAATTATTTATTTTCTTCTCTACAAGAAGTATATGTATGAATCTATTATCACATTTGATTTAGCAACAAGAGATCAAGAAATTGAAAGAATAAATCAACTAATTAAACAAAAACAATCTTTCTTAACCGATAAAAGTAGAGAAATAAAAATAGCATCCAAAGATAATAAATATTTAGAAATTGTAAAAAAAGAATATGATGAATATATTTATCATTTAATGGATATAAAAAAAAAACAATTAGATGCTTTTAAAAAATTATTAACTTATATAAAAAATAATGGCTTACTAGAACATCAAAATGAATTACTTTATAAAATAAAACAACTTGAGAAAGAAATAAGAAATTTACGATAATAATCCCCTTAATATTGATTTATATGATCCTCTATTTCCATTCAAACGATTTTTATACATGGTCCATATTTTTTTCTTATATGCTTTTTTATATGTTCTGATTATTACTTTTATCCAAAATGTTTTTAATATTGCAACACATTCACCACCTGATAATGTTATACAATGAGCAATTTCAAATCTTAAATATTGTTTTACTATTTTATTGTAATTTCTTATAGATGGATGATTAAACATTGGATGATTTCGTGATTTTAAATGAGATATATCTTTTTCTACTATTTCAAAAATATTATTATCATACAATGGAATACCTTCTCCTTCATATTCAGGATAATCTTCTTCATCATCTTCTTCATCTTCATCATATTCTTCCTCATCATCATCTATTGTATAACTATAGTTACGAGTATATGAATTAATTACTAAAAAATGTCCGTCTATATTTTTATCACTGTTTTCGTCTTTACCAAATATTAATGGATGAAATAATTCACACACAACAATTCTAAATAGTGGTTTCATAATAGATCAATTGTTATAATTTAACTTTAATTCATATTTATTTCAATTTTATGTTATTATTATATATATGAAGTATTCTTTAAAAAAACTAGGAAAAATAAGTAAATTACCCAATTATCAAAAACTATTAACGAATAAATACATATTGTATTTAGTGCTATTTTTTAGTTGTGTATTTTTATTTTCTCTTCTTTTAGCAAAAAAAGTAAATCTCATTATTTTATTTTCTTTGATTGGATATGTAATTTGGTTATATAATAAAAACATGACGATTGTTTTAGGACTTGCATTAATTATAACTTTTATTGCCAATTTAGGAGTAAAGGTAAAAGAAGGTATGGAATCTGGAAGTAGTACTGATTCCACATCAAATAACGATAAAGAAGCAACATCTAAACCAACAACTAAACCAACAACTAATAGTACATCAACAAATAATACTACTTCAACAACAACTAATACTACATCAACAAATAATAAAGATAATAAACCAACAACAGAAAATATGGATATTATGAGTAATAAGAAAAGAAATAGAATTGATTACGCTTCTACAGTTGAAGATGCATATGATGATTTAAGTAAAATTTTAGGTGGTGATGGAATACAACGATTAACTGGAGATACACAGCAATTATTAGAACAACAAGTTCAACTTGTAGATGCAATGAAAAATATGACACCACTTATAGAGACTGCAAAAGGATTATTAAATGGATTAAATATGGATGGATTAAATGGACTAACTGACATTGCTCAAAAATTATTACCAAATAAATAATTGTATTTTTCATAAGAAATAAATAAATATATTATATATTATGAGTAATGATGTAATGGATATTAAATTAAGTAAAGTAACTGGAAAATGTGACGAAAAATGCATGTTTAAATATAAATATAATACAAGTCCAACATGTATTGTAACAAATAATACAACTAATTTTTCTCTATCCTATGACAAAAGTTCAACATCTCCTGTTACATTTAATAATAATGATTATCAAGTTGAATCAATATATTTATATTTTCATTCTGTTCATTATTTTAATGGAAGTTATTCAGAAGGAGAAATTATAATAACACATAAATCTATTTCTGGAGGAGAATACTTAATGGTATGTTTACCATTAAGTACAAAAAATGGATTCCCAAGTAATTTATTAAATAATATATTAAATAAAATTATTTACATTCAAAATGGTGATAGTGAAACAATTAAACTAGATGTTGATTACAATTTAAATGATATAGTTAAATATGATTCTTATTATTATTATAATGATGATAATAATTATAATATTATTTGTTATGGATTACCTAATGCAATTTATGTACCAGAAAACTTAATTAATAATATTAAAGGAGGTTCATCATCTATTGCTAATCCATTAACAACCGAAATATATCCAATGGTTAATAGTTTATTTTATAATTCAAAAGGTCCAACAAAATATAACAGTGATGAAATATATATTGATTGTAATCCAGTAAATAGTAGTGGGAATGAACAAATATTATTTGAAAATGGTAATAATAATCCTGAAACAAATTTATCACTACCTAAAGCACCTCAAAATATGACTCTATTAGAAATAATAGGTATATTTTTATTTATTGTATGTTTATTTGTTGCAGGAACAAAGATATATCATAGTATAAATAAACCAAAAAGTAGTATTACTACTATGTTTCCGAGTAAACCTACTGAGCTATTCACAAAAAATAATGATTTATTACAACAATTGTTGGCATATTTATTAGAAGAAAGTAAAAAGTTAAAAACAAGTTAAATAATACTTGTATCTAAAATAGATGCAGCATTATATTGGTTATCTAATGTTGGTCTAAAAGAATAATCAGTTGTGTCTGAATTATATTTATAAATAGGTGCTCTTATTTTAACAATTTCTTGTTCTAATGTATATGGATAGACATTATTATTAATCATTTCAGCATATTTTTTTTCTTCAGTTGGTATATAATTTTGTATTCCATAATTTCCAGATTCAATGTATGATGACATTATTAATTTATATGCAACAAAAAATCCTAAAATTCCTAAAATTGGATTTGTTTGTGCAAATAATATGATTGCTAATCCAACAACAATTACTTTTCCCCATATTGAATCAATTAAAATTGCTAAACTATATGGTATATCGTATCCCATAATCAAATATATAAAAAATAAAATTATTAAAGTTAATTGACCCATGTTTTTTTTTTCAAAAAGCATATTAGTATCAATATTCATATATCATAATGATATTTTATTTCTCATTGTCAATTCATTGGTTTATAAATATAAATAGAGAAATGGTGTATTTATCTCTTGTGTATTCATAAAATTGATATAAATACATTACGTTAATAATGTATTTATAAAGTTAATGACTGAAATTCATTCATATCTAGGGGGAAAAGGATATACTATTATAAAAAAAGAATTATCAAGAGAACAATTAGAAGAAATCAAAAATGAATTAATTGCTAAACCAATTGTTGTAAATAATTGTGGAGCACAAAACAAACAAAATACATTTCCTATTTATAGAGAATCATTAAATAAAATATACGTACCAAGATATTATGGAATTAAAAAATTTAATAAACCTAAAGAAAATAAATTATCAAATGGTGAAACAATAAATCCACATTTTATAGGTTCACTACGACCTATACAAATTCCTGTTGTTGATGCATTTATGAAAAATATAAACGAAGGAAAAGGAGGCGGTTTATTAGAATTACCATGTGCTTTTGGTAAAACAGTATTATCATTGTATATTTATTCTCTACTCAAAGTAAAAACATTAATTATTGTTCATAAAGAATTTTTATTAAATCAATGGATAGAAAGAATACAACAATTCTTACCCAACACACGTATAGGAAGAATTCAAGGACAAATTATTGATATTGAAAATAAAGATATCGTTATGGGTATGTTACAATCTCTTTCTATGAAAGAATATCCAAGTTCATTATTTAATAGTTTTGGATTAACAATCATTGATGAAGTACATCATATATCAAGTGAAGTATTTTCATGTGCTTTATTTAAAATTGTTACCAAATATATGTTGGGATTATCTGCAACCATGAATCGTAAAGATGGAACAACCCATGTTTTTAAAATGTTTTTGGGAGATGTTGTATTCAAAGGAAAAAGAGAAGAAGAACATAATGTAACAGTTCAAGCAATGGAATATATATGTGATGATTATGAATTTAATGAAATAAAAATAGATTATAGAGGAAATATAATGTATAGTTCAATGATATCCAAATTATGTACTTATAATAGAAGAACTGAATTTAT